TTAATAAGCACTACTCATATCTGAGTATATGCCTGTCGGGCTTTATACGAGGAAAGGAAAGAATGGTCGAACTATGTTTTTTAGAAATGGAAAGCTCATATCTAAGAAATCGTACGGTGCGTCTCGCTCTCGATCATCAACCAAAAAAGGTCAGCGTCGTAAAACCGCACGTAGAGCCTACACTCGTAAAGCCCCAGGCAATCCAAATAGGAGAAAATACATGAAAGCAGTTCCACACCCTAGTATAACTGGCATGGCTTCAGGCCTTGCCATAGCAGCATACCTAAACGCTGGAGAAACCGTCACAGGTAAATTTGGCAAAACATCTGTTACAGAAGGTGTGATCAAGGATATTACAGATGGTCAATTAGGAACCGCATTCAGTACCCTTTCAGGTAACGCAATCGATATGATCGGTAGCGATGCCGGAAGGAAGACGTTAGTTACTGCTAGCCTTGTTGCAATGCTCGGAGCATTTGCACGAAGCAGATTCCCACAACTAAAACTCGGAGGAAGTAAACTATACTTCAGAATATAAGATGTCAGTCACAACCATAACCCGAACCTACGACAGCACACCGACGGATAAAACCTATTTTTCGCTCACGGATAATATGTCAAGTTCTTCGCTCGGCAATATCCAAACGCCGCAGGGATCACAGAGGATCTCCAGAATAGACGTAGCCCTTGATGCCACAGATGCAAAAGGACTTGTCCTGGCCGGACGTCTATTAGGATCTAATATGTCAGAACAAAATCTTACCCTAGCCGGAAGCATGGGTGATAGTGCAGATGGATCAGGGCCATCATTCAATATGATCCCTACCAACTTCAGTGTTGCTGGCGTGAACAATATAGATCTCCAGGTGGCTTTTCAATTCAGCACTGGTACACCAACGGCCTCAAGCCTTAGTGTAACTCTGTATTTTGAATAGTCTTGAATGGCTAGAACAAAGCTAGGCGCTAACGCCATATTCAGTGGCCCTCAAAAGGGGCTTTCTATGATAGGTAGCCATTGCTATGCTTATAGTGGAACTGTTCTTTCAACTGGGAGTGGTGGAGCTGGTGATCAGTTACTTAGTTTCAATACTGGCAAAGGGTATATTGTTGCAGATATAATCTTTCAAAACGATGTTACTAGTGGGATTGATATCTATTATGAAATTAAATATAATGGACAAACAGTAGTTCTGAATAAAGAAGCTGCCGCTACCATTACCGAACCCTGGTCATGGATCCTATTGATCCCTCCCTTAACATTTGTCGAAATAGGATGGGGTACGCAGAGTGGTGGAACTAATTTCAAAGGCACCGTTAGTATTTCTGGCAAAGTCTATGCATGACCCTAGGCCCTTCTAAATCAGTCTCCAGGGCAAAGGATGGCAAGATCTACGGTTGGTCTGGATCTTATGCTTTAACTTCTGGAGCTGTTACCCTACTGAATTATACTAACCCTTCAGCATTTTACTTAACCAGGGTAACTTTAGGGATTGACTGGAGCGCAATAGCAGATGGAGAAATATTATCATATACGATAAACGTTGATGGCCAGGGACTTTATGTTGAAAAAGTTGTGATCACTGCAAATAATAAAGGGTACCAACCTAAAATGTTAGAATTCATGATTCCACCAAACTCAACAGTTAAGATCCAAGCAACAGAGAGTGCCAACAATGGGGCCATATCGTGTGTCCTGACAGGTTATAGAGTATGAAGAAAGAAACCGATTTTGAAGAACTCATGAAAAACGTGGATTATACCAGATGGCTCCAGGCGTTGATTCCAGTAATGCAACCGATTATAGTTTTTGGTGCCTGGTTAGGTTTTTCGATGTTTGATAAAAAAGCCAGTGCAGTATCAAAGTTAATAGCTCTTGCCGAACCCATACCTACAATAGATCTGAATGTACCCCCCCCAGTTGTTTTAGCTTCTCTTTATCATTCAACAGATGAAGCCTTGAAGGTTTTAGAAGATGTTATAGCGTTCCTGAAAGATTTAGAGATTCCTTCTGCTGAAAAAATATTAAATGATATTAAAGAAGAAATAGCTGGAAAAGGTATTGAAGACAGAACCCAATTTATAATAGATTATACTGCTTGTGCAAAAAACGCTAGAGATACAATTCCAAAAATAGCTTATAATAAATATACTGCCTCCACATGGATTATGAGCTGTATGATTCAAAAAGGATATACCAGGGCATTAATTGAGGAAGAAATTAGAAGCTTACTAGAAATATGACCGATCAACAGTTTCTCTTGATCTGGATTCTTTCGTTCTTTTTATATTTTACAATTTATACAGTATGGATCCCTTTGAAAACTCAGAAAAAAATAGAGTCCTGGTTGAAAAGTTCTGAATCTGATGAGACTCTGTTAATGTCCCTGGATGTTATCACTAAAAAAATCAGAGAACAGATGTTAATTGATTTTGAGGAATTTATGCTTCCACAAGCAAGAGAGAGTTTGCAGAAGTTTTGGGCTGGAGCAATGGGCAATGCTGCGAAAGAACTTAAAGGATCTGAAGAAGGTTCTAATCTTTCGCTTTTGCATAATATCACTCAGGATCTAAGTGGTCAACCCTGGTATGTGCAAGCCCTGGCTTCTAAAATGTTGCCAATGATCACCGAAGCAGTCAAAACGCAACCAAAACGCACTAGTGACACAATACTAGGCATGGGATTGGGGAAATAAGGCACCTAGAAGGCACAGCAACCCACCAAACTTCCTTTTAATACCCATTGCTACCCCACCTCATCCTCAACCCCTCCCCGTCTCCCTATCAGAAAGTGACTGTAAAGCTAGATATTCTTAATGACCTTTTGACAATCGAAACAGATTGTTAAGTATTCATTGTATCTATTAGTGCGCAAGTGATCTACATTGCGTAGGCAGATATTACAGCGTCGCTTCATTCTACCTCTAACCAGTATGCACCAGTATCGAACCTGGTTAATCTCCATAGGTCCTTTTCGTAATGCTTCTTTAGTTTATTTGTAAACTTATCATCCCTGGTCATGTCTACTACATTCGTTTCTGTACCAAATAAAGCATGATACAACTGTTTAGCAGACTGACACTTAGTCTCCCATTCACACTTTACAGTCTGTCCTTTTAATTCTGCTTCCAACTCATCCCTCTTATCAGTAGAAACCAATCCAGATAGGGGAGGGAGGGAATCATAGGAGATATGATAGGAGATTTCAATAGGAAAAGAATACTTTTCTCCATACTTCTCTGTGTCTATGATCTTGCCTGGTCCGGTGAACCGGAATATGGCATGCTGACCTGGTGGTACTTCGTCCATGGTTGGACGTAGACCGAAACCAAATTTGTCTTTATCTAAGCTCATATCTATTTCTTCACAGTAGTTCTAGTATAAAACAAATTGCGTAATACTCAGAAATGTTTACCTACTCATTTAATAAGCACTACTCATATCTGAGTATATGCCTGTCGGGCTTTATACGAGGAAAGGAAAGAATGGTCGAACTATGTTTTTTAGAAATGGAAAGCTCATATCTAAGAAATCGTACGGTGCGTCTCG